TTGGTGTGTCTGTTGGAACCTCTTTTCTGTAGAGTCCGCAAGACGATCTATCTTACTATGTAAATCTGTATCTTTGTCAGCCATATATTTTTAACTCCATCTAGCCTTTTCTTGAGCTTCTTTCTGAGCTTCTTCTTTCTTCTTGAGATGAATTAATAACATATTAATATAAACATCTCTTTCCCATGGCATCATATTTTCAAGTTCAGTGAGACTGTAATTATGCTCTTGCATTAACAGGAAATTAGTCCTGTAATAGTTTTCAAGAGTTTCCTGGGAAAGAGTTATGCGAAAAAATGTTCGTATCCGTTGATACTAACTTTATTTTCTCTATCGCATTTAGGACACTTGTAATCTATCACGTGTTCTAATACGGGTTGAGCAAAATAATATTTTCTAATCTCTCCCATAGTCTCCAAAGGCAAGCTTTCTAAAAATTCTTCAAGTTCTTCTCTTGAAGTATCTTCTTTATTATATACTTGCTCTTCATCATATATATGGTCAATGCAATCTAATATTAGATCCATATCATCAGAATTGTCTTTTTCTTCCACTAATGCCACTGTTTCATTAGAAGGATATTTAAGACTAATTCCAATTCCTTTTTCTTCATCTACCGTAATTTTATTATTTGGTATATCTTCTAGACCATCTAATTGCATTTCAGGTAGTTTAAGTTCATAATTTATTCTTGCATCGCAACCTTCGCCTCCACAAGTTAAGGTAAAGTCTTGAGTTTCACCTATAGACTTTTCTCTTAATCTTAAAAAGATATTTTGAAGATCGTACATTGGTATTGTTTTAGCATCAAGTTCTCCAAATGAACAATTTGTAACAACTTGTTGGCATGCTCTTACCATGTCTCCAAAGTTTTCTTCGTTTGTTGCTAGCATTAATACTTTTTCCTCTTTTACGCGGAAAGGTCTAAACTTTAAATCTTTATTTAAAGAGTGAACCCTCAATTCAAAAGTTGGTGTATCCAACTGTGGTAATGCCATAATTTTCTCCTATTATAATATTATATTTATTACCCCCATCCAGATGGTTGACTACCATCGAATGGATGTTTTATCACATCTGATGTCCAATAAGCAGAACTAGCAATTAATGTAGTTCTTGCTACTGACACAGATCCCCATGCCATCGGTACAAGGTTAAGTACCTTTGGCGTAACTTCATGCAACTTCCAAGATGCATAAGCTTCGTCGTCTTTACCTAGTTGAATTATTTCAACTTCACCCCAAGTTCTTTCAGGGTATTCCATTTCCCTTGAAGTAGTGTCTACACATAAACGAGTCCATTCTTCAAAAACTGATCTTAAAGACCAATTAACATCTGTTATAAATGTAAAGTTAATTTCGTTTCCTAAGAATCCTACATTTGTGTTTCTGTAATGTGTAAATGGTCCTATCCCTACTTCTTTATTGCCTAATACCATACCAGGTATTTGTACTTCTTCACACATTAAAGTTAGCTGTTTACTAACACTTGTGCCTTGGGTTAATTCGGAAGGCAATTGCCATTTAGTCTCGAACCTTTCAGTCCAAGCCATATTCATAGTTTTTAATTCACTTATAAAATTATTTAATTTGTTAGGACTTTGTGCCATTAAATACTACTCCTCTTACGTTCAGGGACTTTATTACTATGTCTCCAAACTGTTCTATCCGATGCACCTGTAAAGTTTTGTACTGGTAAAAATATTGCTGCTTTCCAATGTTCTGGATCTACTTTTAAAAGTCTACCTTGTATTTGGCTACTTAAATATTTTTTAATTGAATTCCTTGCTCCAGGAAATCTTCCAAAATCTTGTATTATTCTCCAATCAGATGCTAACTTATCTTGTTTTGTTAATTGATGATCTTGTTTATTTTGTGGTATAAGTTGACCTAACAATTCTGCTCTCTTTAATGGAGCTAGATAATGTAAGTTAATACCACTGAATCCGTTTGCTAAAGGTTCTGAAATCATAACAAGAGGAAACCCATCGTAATATTTTAATGTTTCCTTATGTCTAGGATCATATCTAAACATATACATAGAACCTACTTCTAATTTATTAGTTATCTCCCCAATATCTGTTTTAAGAACTTCTGCATAAGTATTCACACCTTCAAGATACTTTCTAATAGCTGCTTGATACCATTGTGCTGATCTGTCTATATCTCCAGCCGATGTTCTTATATTTTCAAATGGGTTTGCCATACTTGTATTTATATTAGATACCAAGTTCTTTTTCAGTAATAATCATAAATTCCATGTTTTGTTTTTTACAAAACTGTTTAGCACTTTTCCATTTTGCTTCGTTGACACCCCATTGTGCAACCTCTTGTAGGTATTTCTTAGTTTTTCTTCTGGGTTCTGGTGGTTTTGTAAACCTTTTTGGTTTTACTTCTATAAGATATTTTTTAATTGCACCGTTTGCTTGTTTAATTTCTGCATAAAAATCTATATAATATTTGTGTATTCTTTTATCTAATGGACTACGATAAGGTATTACAATTTCCTCAGATACCCAACCAATTACAGATTCATTAAGATCACACCAATTCATAAACTTTAGCTCATAACTAGACCTGTAGATTATATCAGAGGCTTTCCCTAGATATTTTAATCTATTTCGAGGAATAAATCGTCCTTTGTATATTTCTTTAGCATAAACCATATAAATAAGATAAAGATAACTTATGGAGTATTTATGTCAACAGACACCAAGCCGGAAGATGTAAGGCCAAACTCAGGTTTACCCGACGACGCTACAAGAGAACGTAAAGGTTTTTGGGAGAAAGCCGACGCTTGGATACCTGGTAGTTGGACAGACTACGAAAAAGAAGACAAAGAACGTAAGAAAATGAACCAAGACCCAACTTACAAATCAAATGTAGATGATTATCAAGTTGAAAGGATGGGTTATAGGGATCGTTTAGATGACGGTCCTTTAGAAGATGGTGAAGACAGATGGGAATTTGTAGGCAGAGAAGAAGGTAAAGGTAACAGAAGACCTAGTGCCAAGTCAATACAACATGGTGTCAACATGTTTAAATATCCTGCTGAGATAGGCGGTGACCCTTATCCTCATAGTGTTATATTTTATATAAACGCAAGAGAGAATACAGTATCAGGAACAACAGCGTTGGGTAAAGGGCAAAAAGGAGATGATAAATCTAAAGCAGCGTTTAAGGCAGCACAACAAAGAAAAAATGCAGACTACACTCAACAGAACAGAGCTAAATCAGAAGAATACAATGATGTATTAACAGCACAGAGTGCCCTAGCAGCAGGTACTGTTGGTTTTGGTATTGCAGAAAAAATGAAAGGGAAAAATGCAGGAGCACAAACCTCTGCATTAGTAGCTACAGGCACAGCTGGTCTTGGTGCTCTTGCAGCACGGGGAGTAGATTTAGTTTCTACTGTTAGATTAATGGATGCAATTCAATTACATATACCTGCAGCACAAGTAGCACAATATACAGCAAATTGGGACGAGGACTCATTAGGAACAGCAATGGGTTTATTGGCTTCGGGTAGAGGAGACATAAAAGATGTGTTTTCAAAAGAAGGTTTAGAATTTGCAGGAAGAAATGCAGCAGCAGCTATAGCAAACATACCTGCACAAGTAGGTATAGGGGATATGAATGCCGGAGCAGCACTAGAAGCAACATCAAAGAAAGTTAACAATCCATATAAAGAACAATTATTTAAGAGTATGGGTTTTAGAAAGTTTGCATTTAGTTATGTATTTGCTCCTAAAAATGAGGCAGAATATTCTTCGATTGTTAAAATTATAGACACATTTAAATATCATATGCACCCAGAAATATCTCCGGATGATTTGTTTATGATTTATCCTTCAGAATTTGATATAGAGTATATGTATAGAAATAAAGAGAATACACAATTACATAGAATATCAACATGTGCATTAACAGATTTAAAAGTAACATATGGTTCAGATGGACAAATGACATCATTTAGAGATTCAGATGGTGCACCAAACGAAATAGCACTACAATTATCATTCACAGAACTAGAAACACTAACAACAGACAGGATAGACAGAGGATTCTAATGTATTTTAAAACTTTACCTAATATTGTATATCCATTTAAAGAGTCCTCTACGAGTAAGACTGCAAAGACTAAAGTAGTAAAGGATATATTTAGGCGAATACAATTAGACAAATATATTGTTAATAGACAAAATTTAGAAACTTATTTTGTTAGGGATGGTGAAACACCTGAAATAGTATCACATAAATTATATGGTAATTCTAAGTATCATTTTATTTTGTTAATAGTAAACAATATTATAGATCCTAGAAAAGAATGGCCTAAAGGAACTAGAGAATTAAGATTATATGTTGAACAAAAATATGGTTCTAGTAATTCAACTGATGTTCATCATTATGTTGAGGCAACTGATTCAGACATTATAGTAGACTGGGACACAACTAGGTTGAGTAACGGAGAAATAAAAGCAGTTACAAATATGGAATATGAAGAAGAATTAAATGAAGATAAAAAACAAATATTCATATTACCTAGTTCACAAATTAAAGACTTTGTAGATCAGTATAAAAAATTGGTAGGTTAAATTATGGCGGAAGGCAACGTTGCAAGTTGGGTAAAATGTGAAATTGTCCGAAACGGTGGAGTACAATCGGAAGTAGGAGATGTAATAGATGTAAGAGCAATGGCTCTAGAATGTCTAATACATGAGGATATATTTTCTCCCACCATGTATGGCTCTTTAACATTAGCAGATGGTATTAACTTAATAGGCAACTTACCTATAATGGGAGGTGAACAATTACATTTATCTTTCGTTAATAAGGCAGTTAAAGATTTAGGTGAGGATACACCTGGAAATATAATAGAAAGAACTTTTATAATTTATGCCATTGAAGATAGAAGAGTAAACAATGACCGTCAACAATTTTATACATTAAAATTTATTTCTCCAGAAGCATATGTAGATCAAGAAATTTCATTATCTCAAAGTTATGAAGGAACAACAGACGAGATAGTAAATAAAATTTTTAATGAAATGTTTGTGGATAATAATATATCTAGATTTAAT